TATGTTCCGGTATATGCGCCAAAATAAAAATAACCGTTTTCGCTGTCCTCATAATATCCAAAATTTACTGTACCCCTTTTATGCGGCAGCAGCGTTGTAACCGACATAGTCGGCTTGCTTTCACGGTTGCTCAATTGTATCAGCCATGCGCCTGTCTGGGGAGAACCAAAATTGCCTGCGTCTGTCACAAGCAAGGTTGCTCCGCAATTTTCAAGCGTATTGATATTGCTTGTTCTGGCAAACATCGAATATCTGGAAATGCTGTCATACGGCCCCAATTCATAACGGCGGGTTTTGCCGGTCACGTCTATCGTTATATCCTGTGTTCCGTCAAATGATACTCCGTTGATCTTACGGGCTGTTTCAAGCTTTCGGGAAGACAATGCCGCACCTCCGACGCTATCAGATGCTGCGTATTTATGAGTGTGGCCTAAATTTGATTTGTTGGCATCTAAATTATTTGCAGCTGTCTGCAATTCTTTAATACATTTTTCATTATTATAGAAAAAATAATTAAATACACTGGCAGGAGGTTTATATCCCCCTTGAAATCCTGTCTTTTTAAGGGTTGTACTTGGTTCGACCCCCTCATTTTCCCAATGTACGGGACTTGTAAAATTTGATTCCATTTGTTTCCTCCTTATCAAATAACATCAATTCCGCCGCTCGCAATCCCAAAATATCCGCCGAGCGTACCGCCTTCAACATCACAAAAGCCCTCATTTTCGTTATACTCATCTTCATAATCAGAAAATGTGAATGTGCCCTCATATAAATAATTTTGTAATGTTATACCCACAGGTAAAATAGATTTTATAAGTTTTGTTGTGCTTTCAGGGCTGATGTCAATTTTAACAATCGCTTCTAATGGTAATTTAATCACATTAACCATACAAGGCTCTTGACTTTCTTCTATGTATATTTGTGATGGTTCACAATCGAATGTAACGCAAAGTGAATTAAGAACGCTTGGATAACTTCCGTTTGATAAGTTTTGCATTAACTTAGCTTTAATCATCAGGATATATTGTTCATCTGTGGCTCTTCCTCTTGCCTGTCCAACTGTTTCTCCATACAAGTCTAGCGTTTTACCAGTAGCATTTTCAAGCTTGATCATGTCAAACAATTCTTGCAGTGTTTTCCTGTATTCTTCAAGAGTCAGTCGTTCTAATTCCAATAATTTAAAATTATTACTTTCCTTTGATTTACAAAACACATCAGGCAAATTTTTAACATGATTATCTTTTACAAATTCACTCATGTTTCCACCGCCACTTCAACATTTCGGCATTTTGCTATTTCCCAGTCATTAATTGCGATGTTGCCGTTTTTCTGGGAACTTTCTTTTTGTATTGATAATTCGGTTACTTCAACAACGCCGTTAACTGAATGTATCTGTCCGTATAAGCTGGACAAAATAACGTCTTTACCTACTCCTAAGCTATTAACATAAGTATTAAGATTGCTTTTTATCTCATCTATTCCAGACGATGAATTAAAATCCGGATTTGCTTTGATTTTAACAGTTATGTCAATATTAATGTAAGAACAATGTGAAAAACTGATTTTATGTGAAAAACCGCCGTCATCAACTATAGTATAACTTTGTGTTCCGTATGTTTTTATGCCTAACGGCTTTTTTTCATAAATTGCTGTGGCTATTTCAAAATGATGATTTTCACCTCCGGCAACATAACATTCAAAACTATGCGGAGGTCTGCCTGAACTATCCGGTGTATCTTCCTCATTTACTGCAACTGAAACGCTTGTAACAGTCTCTACCCTCAGCAGCGCAGTACGCAATGCATTTTCATTACATGCGCCCAATCCCTCTTTAGCATCTTTAAATCTTTGTCTTAATGAATAATCACTTTCTATATCTGTACCGATTTTTATAACGCTGACTCCCTGTACTTCTTCAACGTCAGCTGAAGGGTTTTTTATTATATTGATTCCACCGGCACTTACATTTCCCAGCGTCCCTGCTTCTGTACATTCAACACTTATAAAACATGTTCCGTCTGTTTCGATTATCGAATCTGCCGTATTATAATAATCAATTTCGCTTTCTGTACTGACAAGAAACCCAAAGGGAATTGTTGCTCCTGCTGTCCCCTTTACTTTTACCTTGTACTGCGCAGGGGTTGCAGAATTACGGCTGATTCCCACAAATGTACACAATCGGTCAAGACTTACTCCTGTAGCCGTGTTCGGAAATCTTGCATAATAAATAGCTTCAGCTTCTTCTTCAGCCAAAGCCTGATCGTATGCATTGATTCTTATTAATTTACCTAACGGTGTTGTTTCATCAGTTTCAATATCTTCACCGAATAACTCCTTTGCACGCTGAATCTTACTTTCTATAATATCGTCATATGTTCTTCGTGTATAACCCAGTTCATTTAACAATCACCGCACCTCCTAATTATACGAATTATCAATATTCAGAATTGTTCCGTCACTGCTTTCGGCTTGAAATGATATGTCAAGCTTTCTTGTATTACTATTAAAGTTAGCTGAAAATTCAGTAATATTAAAATCATCTACCTGCAACAGTCCCTGTTCAATTTCAGTTTTAACAACTTCATAATCAGGCGTATGTTTTCCAAGAATATTGTCAAAGGTTATCCCCTCATCTTCATTTAAACACCACTCACCTTTGTTTGTTCCGATTACTGTTTGTATAGTTTGTTTTGTCAGCTCACTGCCGTTGATCATTTGTATCTGATTATCTTTGATCAAAATATCATTATTCTCATCAAGTGCAAAACCTGTCAAATTACCGCCTCCTATAAATCTATAAAACCCCGACTATTATGCAATCGCTCATATTGTGATGACCTACAGGCGGAAGAACGTTCTTTCCGCATTTTGCTTCTGTAATATCCCTGTCACAGCATACGCACATAACTATATCGCCGTTTGTTACAGCACTTGCAGTTAATACACCGCCATCAGCCGACAGCTTATATCTGGAATTTCTTGTAAACGGAACAGATGAAATGGGAGCGTACGGTCTTGCCGTACCTCCTATTTCTTTTGTCAGTCCAAGAGGTTGTATTTTAGCCTGATTTCCGGAAACACTCAATATCTTTGCTAGAAAAGCAGTATGCAGGTCTAGAAGTTTTTTGTTTATCATATCATCAAAAAATTTAAGATTTCCCATTTTTACACCTCAAAATACGCTTATGGTCGTTGTGCATTCACTTGATGAAAATGTATGCGTACCGCTTCTCACTCTGAATTTTCCTTTAGCAATTTCGCTTGATAGGTTTATTATCGCCGCCGTTGTCATACGGTGCTGTAACAGCATGGTTATGTTATACCCGTTTATAGTTTCCTTGAAATCCTCCGCTGTCATTTCTTCTTCGTATGGCTCAGGACTTCCTATCATTCCGGTGCTTGCTTGAACAGTAAAATTAATGTTATCGCCGTCCTTGATATGCCTTGCATATATCTTCCCTTTATTTACATACACCGAAACGCCGCAGACTTGTGCATATTTTTTAATATTTTCCATTAAATCCCCGTCAACTGTCTGCTCGTTCTTATACGTATAATCACGTCTCATTTTAAAAACCGCTGTCGGTATTCCCGTTTTGTCAATCAACGTTTTTAAAATATAACTAGCTTTTGTGTTTTGAGCAAATGATAAATTTTCAACAGTTCGCTTAGTAACATCATCTAAACATTTGATTGTTGTTATCTTATCCGCTCCTTCATGACGGGTAGTGACTTTATTTATAAAGCCTTTAAAAATTACTCCCGTATCATTTTTATACCCTGCTTCAATTGAAATACCTGATTTTATTTTCAGATTATTTATTGTAGCAGCCGAAAGATTATATACAATAATTTCAGCTTCATTGGCTTCCATATCATCGTCAAACGGAACAGTAAATTCAATGTCTAAATTATCCGACTTTATCGTTACATTCCCGCATTTTACAGTCGCTGTGCTGCCAAATACTCCTTTAGGTTCTATGCTGAATTTTTTTAAATCTTCGCTCCAATCTTTTGTTGCTTTAACAAGCATACTTTGCGTAGTACCCGAAGATTTTTGCGTTATTACCCTAGACATATTCATCACCTGCATTATCAATAGTTAAAAATACCGTTTCATTTAAGTTTTCAAACGTAACACTGCTCATGTTCCCACTTTCATCAATAGGAATAATTTCAACCTCCGGATATTTACCGCATACAAAAACATCTTTCCACAACGGTATACCGTAAATTATAGGTTCTCCTGCGCAAACTGTTTCACCGTCTTTTTCAAGAGAAAATGTAAACATATCAGCATAAGCGTTATAATTTACCGTTATGGTGAAAATTTCATCTGCTAAAGAAATCTCGAAGGTATAAGGTATAAGTTCCTTTGTGATTTCTATCCTGTCACGCATAATACTGTTACCTCCATTCTCATGATTTTCTCCCCCGCTTCTTTTAATTCAGATATAAAAAATGCACCCTGTAAAAACAGAGTGCATATTGACATATTATGCCGATTATAGTATAATAATGTTTATGGGCATACCTGAAACGGTAGGCTTGCCATCTTTAGGGCAAGTCTGCCGAACGCTTTTCCTATTGCGTTCGGTAGGCGGTTGTTCCCTCCTTACGCCATAAATTTACTTATCGTCCACGAAAGTGCAGGCGAAATAAGCAGGCAAGGAGGTGATAGATAATGGAATTAATCATTATCTTCTTAATCCTTGTGACTCTTAATGAAGTTATCAAGAATATAAAGAAATAAACCGCCCTCAGCTGCTAAACTAAAGCGGTTTATTCAATAAACAATTTAGTGAGGAAGCGACCGTCTATCGGTATGCCCCTTTTTTATTATTATACATCAATTATGGAAATATGTCAACTTTATTTTATAATTTCATACGTCTTTTCAAAAATATCTGGTTTACATGGATATTGTTCGCCATTTACACCTGTAATAATAAAATCTCCTATAGAAGCTTTCATATCCCCTTCAAGTGTTTTTATTACAACAGGTTTGTCGGTTTTATATGCCTCTATAACTATAGGCTTTTTTCTGTATTTATGTATTTTATTCATTTAGTTCTCCTTCAAATTCATAACCGCCGCCATACCTGCTGATATTGCAGAAATGCAAAGTCCCAGAACAGCGGATTTTACAGTCAGATCAGTTGCGGCGATATTAACCGCTATGTAGCCGACCGCTGTCTGTAAAAATGTTCTCAATGCTCGCTTTACGCAATTTTTCTTTAAAATGTTCATTTGTGCATCTCCTTTTCCAAGTCCTCAATTCTGTGGTTTATAACCTTGATCTGCTCCTCTATAACTGGCATTCGCCTTGCAAAATTATTGTGCTCCGCAACCTTGTTTTCAAGCTGCTGAATCCGATAATTTGTCATTTTGCTTGATACCAGAATACCTCCCAGAGAACCGCCCAGTGTTCCCAATAAGGATATTGCCGCTACTATTATTTCCGTCATAAATTACATCTCCTAAATAACATACAATTTTAATCTCAATGTTCCTGTTGTACCTGTGGAATTGCTTTGCGTTAATGTGAATACTCCTGCACTTGTACAGGTGACCGTATAAGTATAAATCCTTGTGCCCGTATAAATCTGCTTTGTAAACACCGCCCCTGCCGCAATGGCGGAAATCGGAATAACATCACAGAAGTTTACCGTCTCCTGCTGGGTCCAGCTTGCAGCCATATACACTTGTGAATATTTTGCTATCTCAGCATTGGTTACCGTCAGACTGTTTTCATTTGTTGAGTTTTCAGCCAGGAGCGTTCCTGACTGAGACTGCTTTATGTGCGGCGCAATTAAATCTCCGGTCAGCGTTCCTCCGGTCAATGGAAGATAGCTTTGCAAATCGGTGTTGTCCTGTAGGATTCTCGGAGTTACCGTTGTCCAGCCGCCCGGAGCGTCCGCAGTGTCACCGAAATCTGACAGCGTTACATTTGTACCCCTCAAAACCGTTACTGCAAAAACAGAACGGTATGTTCCGGTATATGCGCCAAAATAAAAATAACCGTTTTCGCTGTCCTCATAATATCCAAAATTTACTG